CGTTATGTATTTGGCTTTCTGACCCTTTTATTAACCTTTTTCGCTGTATAAAATGGTTTTTGTATTCCCTTGAAACCCTGACGCCTGTTTGTATTAAATCGTGTTGAACGTGTATAATATGTCCAAATTCGTGATAAATAACGCGTTCCTGATAATCTATTGAACGCAACCAACGTTTTTCGTTTGTTGAAAAATTCGCCACTTTTCCCGCCCTTGCATAACAACCCCCGCCGTTTTGTGTGATTTCAACTTCTTTTTTAAGTAAATCAAAAATTTTATTGTCTAACTGTTCATTTACCGCGCCCCACGTTTCAATAACTGCGGGTTTTAATGGGCTTGTCAATTCAGGAATTGGCAACCCAAAATTTTCTTTTGCGAATTCCCTGTCGGCTTTTGGTACGTCAAAATATGGGTGTTCTTTGTTGAAAATTACCCTATCTCGCCCGCTATTACCCTCAAATAATGGGTTTCGCTTTTTGGAAACTTCCGCCGTTGCCTTTTCGGCGTTTTCTTTTGATGTTATACCCGCCTGCGTTGCGTCTGTTTTGTCAAATTGTATAACTGTGCAACGGCAATTGAAATGGTTTAAAGGTGTATTAATGGTCCAAAATTTATCGCCAACGGGCAAACAAACCCCGTCCAATGGTCTGCAAATGTCCGAAGTATTTTTGTCGATTACCGCGCTATATTGCAAATAAGGCAATTCGAATTTTTGCGCTTCGATTTGTTCCCAACGCGTCGCCATTTGTGCCTGCCCTATTGCCGTGCTGTATTCAGTTTGTAACCAATTTTTGTTATATTGGTCGTAAATGGTTAACGCTTCTTTTTTAAAGTCTGCAAACGATTTTATTGTGTCTACATTCGACAATAAACTTATGTCCTGTATTTGTTGGTAAACCTTCGCCCCTGAAAACATATAAATGTTTTCTTTTAATTCATTTAAAAGGCTTTGACTTGGCGCACCCTCAACGCTACCAAAAGCCGATAACAATTTTGTTGAAATCGCGTTGTATAAATCGACTGGCAAATCGCGGGTCGTTATTGACCCGTTAAAAACCCCCTCGATTAATGCGTCGATTTGCTGTTGGGTGTAATTCATTTATTTATATAAATTTTCGAGTCTATTTTTAACGCTTTGGCTTGGGCTTGGGCTTGACGCTACGGCGGGCAAATCAAATAATTTTATTCCTGTTTGTTCTTCGAAATAATCTTTGTCCATTTGCAAACCTGCCTTTTTAATTTCGACCGCCATTGCGACAATATTTTCGTTATTTTCGTTTTGCTCGGTGTCGTTTTTAAATTCGAATTTTGCGTCTTCGGGAATTGGAAAACCTAAATTTCGAAGTCTCGGTAATAGTTCGCAATTAATAACGTCCGTTAAAAATACGCCGTCTTTTGTTTTTTTGTCTTCTAACGCTTTGGCTGTTGGGCTGTCTTTGCCTTGACTTGCGCCAATTTTTCCCGCTACGCTATCAATTCCGTCGGCGTGTCCTAAAATCAATTTCGAAATTTTCTTTTCGATACGTTGCTCCAAATCGGCATAACCTTTGTAGCCTGAACCGCCGATACTGCTTTCCAAAAATTCGATTGTATCGTCCATTGCGTCCAAAATCGCATAACCTGCCGACCCCATATTTGCGACGGCGTCTTCGAACGTGTCGCGTTCAACGCCTTGCGTTTTGTTTGTTTTTCCAATCCTGTAAGGCTGTGAGTATAATTCGACAAAGTCGCCATTATAACCCAATAGATTACGCAAAAATATTTCGTACAATGCAACGGAATAAAGTAAACCAAACCCGCATTTTGACGAACCTATGTCGTTAACGGTTTTTATGTAAATATGCCAATTTTTGAACTCGTCGGCTTCAAAACTTACGCCGTTGGTATCGTAAGGAACTGACGAAACGACTTTGCGGTCGGGCGAAACGTTCCAACGTTTAATTACTTCGATGTCTTCAAATTTTCCGTCTTTGATGTCGCCTAAACTTACCAATGTATAACCGAAAAATATCGTATCTAACGAAAACGACATAAATTTATTAAACCATGCGGAATTCAAAAGCAATTCAACGGACTCGTTTATTGAACCGTCGGGGTTTGTTATTTGCCAATCGCGTAACAAAGTCAAATCTTTTCTTCGCTCGATGCAAGCCGAAACGTGACCGTTTAAAATTGTATCGACAAAAGTTTCCTGCATTTTTACCCTAAACGGAACGTATGCGCGTTCGGCTTCTTCGATACCTTCGCGCCAAGTTAATGTATCTTGTTTAATACGTTGTAACTGCAACGGCATAACTTTTGACCCTAAATTTTTTGGGTTGGTTTCCTGCGGTGTTAAAATTTGCGTGTAATTAAAAAGACTTTTAACCCCTTTTATTGATTTGTCAATTATACCCATTTTTAATATTGGTTTATATTTTTACTGTTCCCGCCGTATCTTATGCGGTTTCCCTGTGCGGGCGATATTGGCGCCAACTTCGGCGTAACGTCGCCAAATGCGCACATTTTTAAAAACGCGATTGCATTTTCGTATCGTGTTATCCTTAATTCAGGAACGTTGCGCGGTGCGATTCGACTGTGCAAATGATATAATGAAATGTCGATAATGTACGCCAATAGTTGCGGGTCGCGTGCTGTCCCTGTTTTTAATAATTCCGCGTCAAAATCGTATTTTTGTATTAAATACGAACGCGCTTCGGAAATTGCTAATAAGTCCGCGTTTTCCCTGATTGCAACGTTTGAATTAATAATTTGTTGCAAATTAACGTCCTGAATTTGCAATAAATAGTCACTTGAATTTAAGTAAGCCATAAATTTTTTATTTTAATAACCTGATTTTGTCCTATTCCTGCCGATTGAAATTGTAGACTTTCGCCCACCCCTTAAATAGTTTTGATATTCAGTTGCAAACGCTACCGTTATAAAATAACGTTTTGCGTCGCTACAATGCCCGAATTCCTCAAAACTTACCTTTGTCATTGGATTCGTTTTCTTTGACTTTTTAATAGTTCCGTCGCTGTCTTCTAACGCATACTGATAATCGAAAAGACTTTTTTTACATTTATCATTTACAAAGATAGTTATTTCTTCAAAACAATTGCGATAAATTTCGTTAATGAAACCCCCTGACTGTGCGACGCTTGGGTTAACGCTTTGCATGCGTAAGCGCGGTAAATATTCCGCTAAATTTTGGTTTATTTTGGTATAAAAGTTTTCGCCTTTCGCCAACTTTGTGTCCTCTTTTATACTCGTTCTGTCGCCATATAAAAACAAACCTTTGACCCTGCCAACAGGGTAACGCTGTTTAAATTCGTTACAGGCGTCTAAAACTCTATTGCGTGGGTCGGGCAAACAAATTTCGTCTATTTGCGTTGCGACCTTGCCGTTAATTTGCCAAACTAAACAAGTTATATGCGGGTTAACGTTTTCGTCCCATGTTAAATGAATTGGTAAATTTTCGTCCCAACCTTTTGTCGTGACGTGTTTGTCGGTTTGAAAATCCTTCCAAAACTCGCCCCCTGTTCGAAGTTTCCCCCAATTACCCAAACCGTAAATTTGGTAATAGTTGAAATCTTGTATTTTGTCCTTTTCAAAATCATTTATTACGTGCGTATCGACAAACCCGCCAATTTGGTTATTTTCGTCGTCCCATTCGCCGACAATATATTTGTTATCCAAATAGTTCGTTTTCAAAATTACCGTGTCGCCTACGTCGTTTATTTGCGTTTGACAAATATTGCTTTCGATGTCTGTTAATATTTCCCTATCGAAAATATTTTCTTTAATCCAATGCTGTTCGCTAATTGGGTTAAATATTCCGATTATTTGTTGACCGACGCGACCCCTCAAACGCTTTTTAATTTGCTTAAAGTCCAATTCGTCAAACTGCGAAATTTCTTCCATTACGACCCGCTTAAATTGGGAAATACCTTTGACTTTTTCGCTGTCGTCCAAACCACGAAAACGAACAAACGAACCCGTCGGGACGCAAATAATATAGTTTTGTTGTATTACAAATAAATCATTCAAACCCCATTCGGAAATTATGCCTTTGAAGTCGGCAAATATACTGTCGCGAATATCCGACGCGTATTTCCTTAAAATTAAAGTATTTTCGCCCTCGCCTGATAACATAAGGACGATTTGAAGTTGTACGACTGAATAAGTTTTGGAACTTGACGAACCGCCGTAAACCCATATAAAACGGAAATTGGCATCATTAAAATATTTTAATAAATGCCAATATAAGTTATTGAATAATTTAGGATTAAAATTTATCTTATCCATTCGCTGTTATCGTCGTCCGTTTCGTCGTCGTCCGCGTCTCCATAACCAACGCGCAACGTCTTTTGTGTGATTTCCTGTTTGATTTCCTGAACGTTTATTGTTTTACCTTCTAAACGGTCAATAATTTCCTTATAACTGTATAAATCGCCTTCGATTGCCTTTGCGACTTGTTTTAGGTGAATTTGTTCGGCGACCGTCAAACTTTCGATTTCGTTTGTTATTGGGTTCTCGGCTTTGGTTATTAGATTTAAATATTTTTGTAAAATTGTTTTGCTACCTAACGAACCAACAGAGCGCCGGT